CAGGCAGCGCGGTCGTCACCGCCTGGGTATAAGCGGCCATCAGGACCGAATCAATCGGACGGTAGACGTTGGGGGTAGCTGCTTTTACGAGGAACAGGACGAGCGACGATGCCGTTACCGTAGCCCGAGGCATGGCACTGATACCTGTCACCACCGCGCCGTTGGCACCTGCAGTGACCAGCAGCTGCGCTCCGGTGATTGTGTCGGTTCCCAGTCCGCCAATGGCGGCGGTAACGGCTGCGGACATTGTCCGTGGAATCTGAGCGAATGGCGCTGTGAAAGTCATTGGCACGGGGAAGTCCTCAAAATAGGAGAGCGGTTGCGTGAAGAAGAGCAAGCGGTGAAGAGAAGGCAACGCCGTCGTTTGTGGCGTTGATCGTGAGGAAATTACCGGCGCCGTTCAGTGCCGGCAGGCCCGCGGCTGAGCCGGCGGCAGCTGCATAGGCCTGAGCGGATGACGCAGCGCTTTGGGCTGAATCAACCTGGTCAGATGCCAGGGAAACTTGCTCCGCTGCTAACTGGACCTGCTGCGCACCGGCAGCGCCCGCGTCTACCACCGCTTGTTGGGCAGCGGCTTTCGCCTGATTAGCTGCCGCCGCCGATGCAGCAGACGCAGCCGCGCTGTCGCTCGCCGCAGTTGCATAAGTACCAACCGCCGCGACCTGCTGTCCGACCCACGTCAGGGATGCATTGATCTGCGGGACCATCTGCTGCTGAGCGGTGAGCGATGCGCCTGCCTTGGCATCAAAATCGGCCTCGGAGTCAGTCGGTAAAGGCGGATCGGGCAATAGATCTATTTTCGGGACAGCCATTAGTAAAGGCTCCTGACTTCAAGTGAGTATTCGGCGAGTGCCACGTTGGGATTGATCAGCGCCAATCTGTCGAAGCGGCCAATTGTGATGGACCAGTCAGCGGATACGGCGCCGATATAAAGAGCAGCAGTGTCCGACAACGGCTCCAACACCCTCAGAGCGCTGGAAACCTTGTTGGCGTACATGCCGATGTCGTAATCCACGACGCGACGCTTGCCGCGCGGTGTAATGGTGACGCCGCCAAAGTCGTCCTCTTTGATGCTGGAATAGCTGTCGAGGCTGACGCCTGACCCGAACCGCGCCCACCCGATATCCTTGGACATGCCCAGCACCAGCATCCCGACGCGCGCAGTGCCTCCCGGAGCCGACACCACGAAGCGGATATCGGCGTTGTTGAAAGGAGGCAGGTCGAACTGTGCGACGTTGTCCTTGGTGATGAACTCCCCGAAGTAATACTGATACCAGCTGCCGCCGGCCTTCGAGGACATAGCGAAGGTCTTGTCATAGACCGGCTCGTCGGTGCCCGGCACGGTCATGACGACCCGCACCGTTGAAGCTCGAACCCCGACCAGCCCGAACGAGTTGATCCGCACGCCGGGCCGAAACTTGACTTCGATGCTTTCAGGGTTTTCGGTGAATGTTCCAAGCGTCCAGGTGTTGCCGATCCGCTTGTTGAACATCCGCCAGCGGTTGGTCGGTCCCTTGTTGAGCCAAGCAGCGGGGCTGCTCTTGTCCGTCTCGGGATTCTTTCCCGTGTTGTTGTCGATCAATGACTCCCAATTGTTGTTCTTGATCGTGACCGAATCCCCGATTTTGTATGTCTTCGTCGCCGAGTAGGCATCAAAGTCCATGATGGGGACGTTGTTCTCGATCATCGTGGCGTCAGTGATCTCGACTGGCGGAACGACCTTCATGCAACCTCCTGCATTGGAATGCCCACTTCGTTTTGTCGGCGGATGCCGGAGGCTGTCTGCTCGCCGTATTTGGTGATCATGTAGAGGTAGCTCTTGAGGGCTTGGAGTTCTGCAACGACTTGCTCTTGACCGCCTGCGCCACTGAGCGCCTTGGCCGCATCCTTGTTGCTGATGATCCGACTCGGGCCTGTCAGCTCGATCTCTGGTCCCTTCTCACCCACCAGACGAATCCCGCCCGAGTGCATGCCGCCCGATGCAAAGGCTGGGATCGATCCACTGGCTTTGGCTGCGTTTCTGATCGCCTGCTCAAGCTGACTGACGGTCAGGGCGCCGGACGCTACCTGGTCACTCCAGTACTTGGCGCCTGCAGCATCCGCGCCGCGGCCCAAGACCGACGAGTACGCGTTTTTGATAGCGTCCTGGGCAGCAGCATTGGTGATCGCTCCAACGATGTTGCCGTTATTGAGCGAGCCGTTCGCCAGTTGGCCCTGCCAGTACTCCTTACCCTTATCGTCCGCGTCACGCCCGAGAACATCCTTGTAGATGGTGTCGATCAGCGTCCCAGCGTTGGCTGTCGTGCTCTTGCCGTTGATGGTGGCAATCGCCGCAACCACGGCCGCGTTCATCTGCTTGATGGCTTCGGTCACGGTCATGACCGAGTTGTCCACGCCGTTTAGCGCGTCCATCTGCGCCTGAGCGAACTCCAGCTGAGCGTCGTATTGAGCCATCTGCGCGTCATACGCAGCCTTGGCCTGGTCGAGCTGGTCCTGCAGCGCCTTGACGGTTTTCTCAGCCGTGGTGAGCTGCTTGCCGTTGAGGGCGTTCAGCTCGGCCACGACGTTGGCCGTACGGCCCTGATCCCTTGCGAAGTCCTCCATAGATCCATACAGATCAGTGTTGTTGCTGCTGACCGTACTGAGCGCATCCTCCAGACCGGTGAACCCCGCCAGCGAACCGCCAGACCGCGCGGTCGCCAACGCAGACTGCAACGTCGCGCGGGCCTGCGCCTGGAGCATCTTCACGGCATCGTCGGAATCGCCGCGCAGTGCCTTGAGAGCATTGCTCAGCGAGCTGCTGATGCTGGTAAGGTCCGAAACAGACTTCGAGGCCGCACTCGACATGTTGTTGAGTTCGGTTACTCGCTTGTTGTAATCGGCAGTCGCCTTTTCCTGCTCAGCAGCGATTGCCCTCTGGACAGCGCTTTGGGCAGTGCCGGCAGCGCCTACCATCTTGTCGAACAGTGCCTGGGCAGCATCGGCAGCGGCCTGCGCGGCAGCTGTCGCACGGTCTTCGAGGATCGTGTAAGCCGCATCAGCGCCAGCTGCCAGGTTCATCAGCGATACGTACGCGTCCTGACCCGACAACGTGGTCACGTCCATCGCCTCTACCAGCGTCCGGAAGCCCTCGCGGGTGGCCGGAAACGCGATGTTCATGGCCTCGAACTGCCGACCAACATCGATCAGCGTGTCGTCTGCGCGCTCCGCAGATGGAATGAAGGCGTTGTAGTAACCGGAAGTCAGTTCGGAGAACCGCTCCATGCCGCCGCCCAGTTCGGCCAGACGCTCCGCCAGGTGCAGCCCGCCGACCGACACCGCCAGCATCCCGTTGTTGGTCTTCTCCAGGATGGCGTTGAGTTGCAGCAGGGTGTTGGCCGACAGGGTCAACTGATCGAACGAATAGCCCGACAGGCTCAGTTCGTTGGTCGCCTGCGCAATCGTGCCCACAGCAGCATCAGCCAGACTGGTGAACCACGTAGCGATCTCAGCTTGGATCTCTTCGGCGGTCTTGTCCTTTGTGCTGATCTGGGTCTTGGCCATGTTCAGGCCATCCAGCACGCCGTCGTTCAGTTCGACGTTGAGGCTATCGAACAAACCGATAACCGTGCCGAGCGTACTGGCGTAGGTGCCGTCCAGTGCCGCCTGCATTTCTGGGTCCAGCGCCGTAAGACGGGTGCGCTTCTTGTTGCTGCTGAACAGCCCGCCTTTCTTCTTCTGATACTCGAACGCATAGGCATCGAGGTCGCCGTCGGTAACGCCCAGCTGGAAACCCTGGTCCTTGGTGACCCAATCGCCGCCAAACAGAGAGGAGCCGAACCAGCCGCCGATGACTGCACCGATTGCGCCACCAATGGCGGTACCGATGACCGGAACCATTGAACCGAGAGCCGCACCAGCATAGGCGCCAGCCACCGCGCCGCCGGCGCCGGCGACAGCACCTTTGACCCCGGCTTTCAGATAGCCTTGGATCGCACCGCCGATGCCCGCCATCAGCGCGCTTGAAGCGGAAAGCCCAGCCCCCGCCGCAGAGGTTGCGCCAGAGGCGGTGCCTGTGACGGCGCCTGTCGCGCTGTTTGTGACGGTGTTGCTGATCAGGTCAACGGTTGCAACCGAGCCACTAGACCCAAGCTGATAAACACCGTTGACCATAGAGCCGCTGGAGCTGGTAAACAGGCTGCCAATACTGGTAGACAGCTGACCTGCACCCGCCTTGAATGCCCCTTGCACCCCGCCGAGGAAGCCTTCGCCCGACGCCCAGCCGGCGCTCACCGCCTGGCCGAAACCGGAGGTCGCCACGCTGTAGGCACCGCTGACATTGTTCCAAGCGCCTTGCAGATCGAACCCGCCACCCGAACTACCACCACCACTCAACAGGCTGGCCGCCCCGCCACCAGCACCAGCCCCGCCAAAAAGCGCGTTCAGTGCAGGGGTAACGATCTTGGTGCGAATCAGGATGCGGGCAATGTCTGCGATGATCGAATCAGCCAGCTCCTTGAAAGACAGCTTCCCACTCGTCACGAAATCAACGAGCGAGTCTTCCATTCCATGGAATGCGTTGCTAAACAAGTCGTAGGTCTGGTTGGAGATATCTCGCGCTTCGTCGACGTAGTCCTGCCAGGCAGCGTTGGCGCCATTTGCCCAGTTTCCTTGGGCCAGCTCCAGTTGCCGGTAGTAGTCGGTCTGCATGTCCAGACGCTTGTCCAAAGCGTTCTGCAGGAGCGCAGTTTCTTTGTCGTAGGTCTCTTTTGTGAGCCGCCCCTCGTTCAGCTGCTCCTGCAGGGCAGACATCTTTTTCTGATAGTCCTGGCGGATTTTCAGGTCGTCCTGCAGGCGCTTGCGGCCTTCCTGCCCCATCCCAAGGCCGGCCAACTGGTTGGACAGCTCTTCCTGCGCCAGGTCTAACTCATTGTTGATCGACTTCTGGAACGACAGCAGCTTTTCTGCTTCGTCGGCAGCCAGCTTGCGGAGCGCGGTCTCTTTCTCGACCGCCGCGTTGATCTTCAATGCGGCTGTGATCTTCTCCTCGTTGGCGAGCAGCGATTTCTGGTCAGCGGTGAGAGTTTTCTTCTCCTTGATGTCAGCGAGCTGCTGCTCCCACTTGATCAGTTCGCGCTGGGCAGGGCCGATCTTGTCCAGCTCACCCTTTTGCAGACCGACCAGCGCCGCTTGCTCCTTCAGGAGGGCGTTTTGCTGGCTGGCCTGATCAAGCATTTTCTGCCCAGCACTCTCGGTGTAGGCCTTGGCCGCCTTCGTGCGCGCCTCAGAGGTCTCGCGAATCTGAGCCAAAAGCTCGTCGGTTTCCTGCTGGACGGTTTTGCGGGTCGAGGTGCTGGAGGTGGAAGAATTCGCAGGCTTTGGAGCGCCAATCGGCACCATGCTTGAGCCTTGGATCGTCGGCCGCTCAATGCCCTTGCCGGTCAGGTAGTTGACGTTGCCAGGCAGCGAACTTGCGAACGTGGCAAGCTTTGCAAGCTCCTGAATACGCCGGCTGACACTCTCGCCGAGAGCCTTGTCCGACGCATAGTGGATACGGTTGATGGCCTCGGTCGACTTGGTAGCTGCATCCTCGGCAGCGTTGCGCTGGGTGATGAGAGCCGTAAGCTCGACCCGCAAGGATTCCTGCCGCGCCTTGTCGTTCTTCTTGAGCGCTTCCCGGTATTCCTCCTGCACATCCAGGATAGAACCCAGTACCCGAGCCTCTTCCTTCTGCTGGGTGTTCATGCCCAGCTTCGAGGCTTCGTATTCGGCGATAGCCTTCTTGTTTGCCCCGAAAAGGACGCTCTGCTCGCGCAGCTTTGCCAGATACTTCTCGATTTCGGCGGCCTGGGCCTTGGTCTGCTTGCCGCTTTCAGACTGGGCTGTAGCGTTCACGGCAGCGCTTGCTGCCACCTTCTTCTGCTCGACATCGGTGGCTGAAAGGACAGACTTTAATTCGTTGTTGCGCTCGATGTTGTCATCGTACTTGGCGGTAAGCTGAGCCAGCTCCTTGCCAAACTCAGGGTAAAGCTTGGTCTGTGACTCCACCCATGTAGTGACGCTATCCAGGTTCCGCTGGCCGTCTTTGACCTCTTGGATAAGGGTGCGAAATTGTTCGGTTAACGGGCCGAGCTTGACGCCGGTCTCTACCTTGTACGCGTATTCGTCAAGCGCGCTACCAGCTTCCTTTAGCGACTGCTTCTGCTGATCGATCCACTCAAGTCGTTTAAGACGCTGTTGAGCACCATTCAGCTCGTTGTACTTTTTGGATACTTCCTGAACAGACAACCCATGCTCATCAAGAGCGCTTGTCGCAGCACTGGTGTTGTCCCGCATCAGGAATAGCGACGCGGCTACCGTGCCAACGGCAAGGGCGATGCCCGCAGGGCCCATGAGCGATGCGAAAACCGTACGCTGCGCCATCGCGAGGCGATCAGCAGCTACAGTTGCAGCGCTGTCTGCGGCGGCCTGCTTGAGTCTGGCTTCTGCATATCGGCCCGCAGCAACCGTTTGAAGAACTGTGCCGCGGTAAAGATCCATCTCAGCTTTAGCGAGCGAGGTGGCGGTCGCTGCCTTAATGGCGTCGGATTTCGCAGAGTTCAGCGTTGCCGCAGCGCTTGCAATCCCCGCTGCCCGATTGGCTGTGTATGCGTACAGCAGCGCGCCGAGCTTATTCACGAGCAAAAATGCGCCACCTGCCGCAGCGGCGGACATCGCCGCCCCTACAGCATTTATGGTTGTGTTGAGAGCGTCCGAATCGCTGGTGAGCGAATCGATGGCCTGAGAGACTGCAACGATCTGTGCAGAAATCGCCGCGCTTGCACCAGAAGCCTGATCCATGCGTCCGACAAACTGGGTGAACGAGTTGCCGGCCGCTGTCAAAGAGTTACCGATGGTGACTGCAGTCTTGCCGAACAACTCGTCGACGGCACCTTGTTGCGCCTGCAATGCCTTCACTACCGCGTCCGCAGTTAGAAGACCGGCTGCGCCCAGTGTGCGAAGCTCGCCAACAGTCTTACCCATGCCCGCCGCAATGGCCTGAGCCAGAGCTGGAGCTTGCTCCATCACGGAGTTGAGTTCTTCGCCGCGAAGGGTTCCGGACGCGAAGGCTTGGCCGAGCTGCACGAGTGCTGCGCTTGCTGCCGATGCTGAGGCACCCGAGATTGCAAGGGTCTTGGAGATAGTTCCAACGACGCCTGCCACCTCCTTCCCGCTCAAGCCTAATTCTTTCTGATTGGTGGCAATGCGCTGGTAAAGCTCGGCAGTTGCATTGAGCGGCTGATAAGAGCTTTGCGCAATCGAGAAGACGGCACTTTGAGCCGTAGCCAACTCCTGCGCACCGCTTGTCACGAGCTTCATACGGTTTGTCAGCGTGCTGTACGCCTCCGCCGCATCGTAGAAGGCCTTGATGCTAAATGCCGCCGCAAGCGGGCCGGCGAGACCAGCGGCTTGCGCTGCCAAAGATTTTACTTGGCGCTCAAGGCCTTGTACCTGCGTGGTGGCGCTACGTGCGTTTACGCTGGCAGATGCCATTGCCCCGCCCGCACCGTTCAGCGCAGAACTTGATTTGCCGCCGGCCTGGTTGAGTGCTTCGAGCGCCTTTCGCGCAGCCGCCAATTTGGCTTCTGCTGCAGCAGCGTTGTTACCGATAGTGGAAACACTGCCCGCCGCCCCACCGATGATGGCGCCCGTCTTCTTTCCTGCCTCGTTGACTCCGTCCAGCGCTTTTCGGGCAGAATTCAGGCCATTGGCCGCGGCATTGGCATTCTTCGCGGCGTCGGCCAGATTCCCGAATGCAGCGGACAGGACAGGACCTACGCGCAGCCCCGCCTCAGTAAGGGACTCAAGCGCCTTGCGCACCGCAAGTGCCTGCTGCTCGGCGTTTCTACCGTCAATCTCGACCGCAAGGCGGGATGTCAGCGCCATACTTTTCTCCAGGCATGAAAAAGCCCGCTCAGTGGCGGGCTATTGGTTTGTTCGTGCCTGTTACAGGCGTTTATTCTTTCTGTTCGCGACTCTGACGCTCTTTCTCACGGATTATGCGGTTACCTTCAGCTATCTGAGCATCGACCCTACTTTTGGATCTGAACTTAGAAAGTGAGCCTGACAGAGCGATGCAGATCAGGACCACTGCGACGACGATGGCGACGACTATCAGCCACACCCCATACAAAGCAGCGGCGGCGACAATCACCCCGAATAGCCATGGGGCTATCAGGACAGCAATGAGGATTAAGACTAATAGGATTGCCAGCTGCATGGTTACTTCTCCCTGTAGATGACAGCAATCTACCATCATCGCAGAGTGGAGCGAAGGGCCTGTGCAGGCGTACAGGCTGGCGAAATGGCCAGTTCATTCCAAATCCGCAGGTGTAGTAGCTTTGCGCCTCCACCAACTGGCCCCGGCCAGTGCTTGAACCACATGGACGGGGCGCAATGACCAAGGAGGTCATATGTCAGAGAAGTACTCCACCGATGAGCTGCTGCTTGCAGAGCGGATACTGTCGCGAGTCGATGCTCTTAGCGATCCGAGAAATGAGCAAAAACGTCTAGGTCTTCGCGAGGACGAGTCTAGTGACGAGCTCCTGCAGTGGCAACGCGAGAACAGCTTTTATAAATGCCTGGATCGGGTGATCAGTCATCTGCATGTTGTAGCAGATGCCGTGCGGGCAAAATCAGTCGAGTAACCAGCGCTTCTTCCAGGCCTCCGTCATCTCAATGAAAGACGGCGGCAGGCCTTTCTGGTCAATTTTGTTCAAAATGGCCGCCGTAGTTTTGGAGCTATCGGCAATTTCGCGCAGAGATGCTGCAATAGACTCTGCGCTTTTCGCTAGTTGGGCCAGGTATATGGTATCCGGTTCGGCGTTTTCAGTGGCATTGATCATGATCACTTCTCCTGTTGTTCGCTCATAACCACATCATCCAGCGCAAACACCACCTCATCCACATAGTGGCGAGGCAGCGGCACCGGATGCGCCTCAATCCAGTCGTTGATTTCCCTGGCCGACAGCCGGAGCGGGTGAGCCCCGGCCATGGTCGAGAGATAACGCCGGCCTCGGCAGATGTTGCGGAAGGCATTCAGCAGATAAGCCGTCAGCGGATCGCGGGGCGGCTCGTCAGGGACCTGCATCCTTAAGCGGCGGTAGATTTCGGTGCGCTTTTCGGTGCTCTCGCCGCCCCACTCTTTTTCCCACTCGAATCGGGCGATGGCTTTCCCACTGTCTCAGTGAGTTCTTCGCGCAGCTCGGCGGCGTACGCGCCGGCGGACTGAATGACGAAGATGAACAGTTCGGTACTGCCCAGCAGCATGGCCTCGGCGTTTTCCACGCTGAACTTGAGGGGGTTGCCCTCTTCGTCCTCGGCGCCGCTCCAGTCCTTGAGGATGAAGTTCGCCAGCAGGGAGCATTGGCCCTGGTATTCGGTCTTCTCGCCGTCGATGACGCCGACCTCACCCTGATCGAACTTCGAGTCGTTGCGCTGAATGCTACGGCGCAGACGCTCCAGCGCGATCTGGTAGGCGGGGGTGTCAATGGAGGCCAGAAGGACTTTAGTGTCCTCGTCGAAATCGAACCATTTGGCATCGACATTGGTGTTCTGTTTTTTCAGCTTGAGAGCCATGGTAAATCCTCTACGCCACGCCAGAAAAAAGACCGCCCCGGCTGGCGTAATCGCCGGAGCAGTCGAAAGGGTGAATCAGGTCTTATGGGGTTACAGGTGCATCTTCCGCAGGAGAGCGGGTCAGGGTCGGCGCGATCTTGGCGACGGTGTAGTTGAGAGTCACTTCGATCAGGTCGCGCTTGCCGCCATTGGGCAGGTCGCCGTCGACCTCAATTGCCGGGAAGTCGAAGGTGTATTCGTTGCCCAGGCTGTCGGTGATCGGGAACGACAGAGCGATCGGCGCGCGGGTGAAGGTGTTCTTCCAGATCTGCCAGGCGCGATTCGACCAGGCCATGGTGATAGTTCCGGTGATGGCCGCTTCGGTAGCGATGTGAGCACCCGGGCCGAGCTTGTTGTTACCGAGGCAGCGCTGCGTTTGCAGGCTGTTGTCCAGACTGATGGTCAGACCCGACACGCAAGCAACGCCTTCGAGCGACTGCCCGTCGACAGTCAGCGTGCCAACGTTGATGTTCGACATGAACGGCGTGGTAGTTGGCGGGTTGATGGTCCCGACCGAACTGACAGTGCCGTTGTCCGCATAGTCCAGGCCCATCAGGGTGAAGGTCGCGGTGATCTTGCCGTCAGACGGGATGTCCAATGCGAACGTCGAAACATGCATGCCCTTGAACAGGGTGAACACGCTCACATCGTTGAAGTTCTTTGCGACGGTGAAGGTGCGGCGCGTGTCGCCCACGGTCAGCACATCGTTATTCCAGGTTCCGTAGAAGCCGGCCTCAAACAGGCGATCAAACGAGCCGTAGGACAGCTCGGCAGTCAGGTCGCCCTGAATGTCAGTGCTGGTAGCGACCGAGCCCTGGCTGACGCGAGAATCTGTGATCTCGTCGCTGGCCTGGGTGTTGACGGTTGGGGACAGAGTGTTTCCGGTCAGGCGCAGGGTTTCCCACGGACCGGTTTCTGGAGTGACGCCCGGTGTGACCTCGGGAATCAGGTAACTCGTTACTTTTGCGCCAGACGACATGGATATGTCTCCTTTCTGCGGGCATAAAAAAACCCGCTCAAGGCGGGTGGGTTCTGGTGTTGCTGGGTCAGCCGGCGCGGAACCGGATATTCACGTTGATCTGGTAGAAGCCTTCGAACTCCCCCGCATCGACTTGGCTGGCCTCGATGCATTCGAGGTCGCCCTGTGTCCAGTAGGCGAAATGAGCCTCCAGCGCATCGGCCAGTGTGTTCAGCCCCTTCATGCCAGTGCGTATGCGGGCGAAGCACTGGACGGTAATCAGCCCAGGCTTGCGGGTATAGGGCTCGTCGGCCATGCCCGCCATGAATGCCGTGGCGTGGCCGATGTGCAGGCGGCACCACAAGCCATCAGCAGGCGGCTTGAACACGCCGGAGCTGTCTTGGTTGGCGGCTGGTACCGGTGCGTTCGGATAGAAGATGCGGCTTTGCTCGATGCCAGTGAATGCGGCCATGCGCGCGATGATCGCAACGCGGATATCTTCGTAGGTCATGATGCGTACGCCGCTGCTACGCCGGTGAAGGCCAGGCCGAACACGCCGTTGGGAGCTTGCTTGGAGTGGCCGTTCTCAAGCCTCTCGGCATAGGGAAGATTGTTCTGGATGTAGATGACGCTGTAGGGCTTGAGGCCATTTAGCGCGGCATTGCCTGCGCTTATTGTTGCGCTGCCGCTTTTGTCCACCTTGTCGCTGTTGGAGAACACGGGCGCGCCGATGCTCACTGTGGTGTTACCTCGGAATCGGCCAGTGTCGACCGGAGACCGCAGCACAATCTCGCCCAGCAGCGCCATGGCGATGATCCGCGCTTGTTTGGTCAGGTCGCTCTCGATCTGATCGATAAAGGCTGTCGGGGGAATGCTCCATCCTGCCATCACACTTCCCTCAGTTGGATCTCGTAATGCGCGCCGGCCGGATCGATGGATACGTTGAGCACGTCGAAACCATTGATCTTGTGGCCAACCTGCGGGACGCCGCCGATGACCTCATTCGTGAGGGCGATCAGCAACTGATCAGTGGACCTGATGCTCTCGCCATCGATCAGGTCGACGCGGTAGCTGTCGAACACGCCGCGCCCGGTGTAGCTGATGACAATCGGCTCGCCGCCCGTCTCGGTGATCGGGTTCCAGCTGCCTGGAAGTGTGACGCCGCCAGCGAATAGCTGCATGGCGTCGGCCAGGTCGGTGTCGAACGCTTCAGCCAGATCAGCCTGTAATTCATCGCGTAGGCCCATGGTCAGCCCCTGTGCACGGCGAAAGAAAACATGCTCGTCTTCCACGGATCGATCAGCGCCAGCGCGTACTGGATGCGCGCGGGCAGAGCGGCGGACGTGCCGGTCACGCTGGCGAATGTCTTGGACGACGACACGGAGCCGGCCTTGACCGACTTCGACATAACCTCGCCCTCCGTCTTCTGCTGGTACAGGTCGCCTGCGGCCGCAGCTGCGGCCAGCTCAACGCCAGCGGCAACGATTGCACCCGGTATCGCCAGCGGATCAACCGGTCGCAACGTCTGCGCATTCAGGTAGGCATTGGCCATTGCCACATACCGAGCCTTTTCTGCATCGGCAGCCCACGTAGCGCCGAGCGCGGCATCTACGTCCGCGACAGTGATGTATTCCATGGGATGCCTCGAATATGGGGGCGCCTCAGCCCAGTTGATCGGATGCGAACAGCTTGCAAAAGGCCTTGGCAGCACGGATAGAGGGGATCTTGCCCTTCTGCGTGAAGCGGGAAGTATCGCCAGCCTTGAAGTACGAGAACCCTGGGCCTTCAACGCGCGCGACGTGACCTTTGCGAATTGCGGTGATCTGATTCATCTGAGACGCCTCGGAATAGGTGGGGCCGAAGCCCCGGTGTTACTTGGTGGTGGTCTTGCTGGTGGTCGCCTTGGCCGCTTCGGTCTTCTCGCCGCCGCCGTTGTTGCGGGCTGCGGTTTCGTCCGATTCGGTGCGGGCGGTATCAACGCCACCGGTTTCTCCCACGGTCTGCGGGCCGACTTTGATGTTTCCGGTGTCACCACCGAAGCCCCAGCGGGCCTTGTTGTTTGGATCGATGTGCTTGTCTTGTGCAACAGCCATGGTGTTTCTCCTATGTGCCGAAGGCGATCATGCGGAATGCGGTGCCGGCGGGTGCCGTACCGAATGGGCTGCCGTTCAGCAGCAGCGTTCCTGTGGATTGCATGACGGTGATGTTGCAGCCGGTGGTTGTGACCTCACTGGCTACGCCGATGACCATCTGCTGGTTGTTCCAGGTAGGCGATGGCTGGACGACCGGGGGAGCGGCGTAGGTCTTGGCGAACTTCACCGCGACCTTGGCGCCTGCCGTTACTACAGTGCCGGACAGAACCTCAGGTTGAGCACCTGCTGCGCCCTGCGGCCCTGCCGGACCGGTTGATCCCTGGGAGCCAGTGTCGCCTTTTGCTCCTACAGGTCCGACCGGCCCCTGTGGCCCGGTATCTCCCTTGTCGCCTTTGTCTCCCTTGGCGCCGGCGGGGCCAGTTGCGCCTGGCGAACCCTGATCGCCCTTCACGCCCGGGGCGCCTTGAACTCCGGGATCACCCTTGGCGCCGGTCGCTCCAGTGGGGCCGACAGGACCGGCAGGACCAGTTTCACCCTTGCTGCCGGTAGCGCCCTTGTCGCCCTTCTCGCCGACAGGTCCTGACTCGCCTTGCGGACCAGCAGGTCCAAGGGCGCCGGGTTGTCCGGTGATCCCTTGCGGGCCGGGCATTCCAGCGGGGCCAGCAGGTCCGGGGCTTCCCATGGGTCCGGCAGTGCCGGGATTCCCTTGGTCGCCCTTTGGGCCTGTTTCGCCTCGCTCACCTGCAGAACCTGGCTCGCCGCGATCTCCCTTTGGCCCCTGAGGACCAGCAGGACCGGTCGCAGCTTGTTGAGGAAGGTCGGCCAAATCCATGATTTCGCGCCAAGCCTTCTCGTCAGACCACTTCCACATCAGGTTCTGCTGTTCATCCACCTGGAACTGAAGCGTTCGCGCGCCCTGCCGCCTGATCATTGAGACCAGATCGGTGTAGAGCTTTCCGAGGCTGTAGCGGTAAGGGATGCGTCCGCCCACCATGAGCGGGTCTTGTTCGTCTGCCATAAGACCTCCTTTGCGCCGGTCGCCCGGTGCGCGTTAGGCCGATACGGTGGAGGTGACGAACGCCAGAGGCACTTGCTTGCGGTCGAACTTGCGCTCCCAGTTGGTCGCCAGTGCCAGGTCAGCCCAGTTAGCCGATACAGGGCGGCTGGTGGTCGGCGTGCCGGTGATGGTGGCACTGGTGAACGAGTAGCCCAGTGGATGCACAACGAAGTTGCGGCGAGTCCACAAGGTTTCAGTGCCGCCACCGTTGCCGCGATCCGGGGCGCGCTCGTACTCGAGGCCGTCTTCACCTTCTGGCTGAGCCTCGGCGTAGCCCAGAGCACCTGGCCCGAAGATAACCGAAAGGTATTTCGCATCGGCGCCGGTGCCAACGACTGGCATGGAGTCATCGACCACCACGCGCATACCCTGGAAGCGACCGAACTCGGGAATCTGGTCAGCCAGAGGCGAGAAGTCGATCAAGTTGAGGATTTGCAATTCGGTCTGCACAGCGGAGTGCATGGCGATGACACTCAGACCGCCCAGCTGGCCGCTGTAATCACCCATCGTGGCCTTGGCGCGGATGATCGCTGCGGCGTTGATGGTGCCGCCAGCGTCGATAACCATGTCGCCGCCATTGCTGGTCACGTTGTCGTTGTAGACACCAACAGTGGTAGCGATTGCGCGGCGCTGGGCCACTCGACGCCAGTAGCTCAGCAGGCGACCGGCCACGAACTCCAGCGGGTCCTGATTGGTGATGTTCTTCACCAAGTTCATGCAATTCCAGCCTTCGTTGAGGTACGCGGCGCGCGCCTGCATGAAAGCACTGGTGACAGACAACGGAACCGCGATGTCGGTGTATACGTCGTTCGAGTAGTTGGACTCGATGGACGCATCCAGATCGACCCACCACGGAATGGTGAAGGTGTTCGAAGGGCTCGCCAGCAGCGTGGTCATGTCGCTGTTGGTGGTCAGAATGCCGGACTCGAAGAACGCGGTGCGCTCAACGCTGTTTACGGCGATGTAGTCACGCAGTTCGTCGCGGAATACGACGTCCGAGAGAATGGTTGGCATTGCGGAATTTCCTTTTACTTGGCCTCAGCAGCGGCCTTGAGGCGCGCGTGCTCGGCGGGGTTGGTTCGGCGGAGTTCAACTTTCTCCATGCCGGTCATTTGGTCCCACGTTTTGGTGGCCCCGCCACCCTTACCCCCGGCAGCCCCGCCGCCGTTCGCTTGCGATCCCCGCACCAATGCTGCGTAGCGCGGCGCTTGCTGGAACTCTTTTGCCAGGTCGTCGAGTGACGCGATGGTGAGGTTGCCCTCGGCGTCAGTGACCTTGACCTGTCCGTCCACGATCTTGAGCCGACGCTGAACAAACTCGGACAGGATCTCGGCGTTCTCGCCATCGGCGATGGCCGTGCTGATCTTCGTGGCTGCCGAGGTCAGGTCTCGGCGCTCGATGCTGGCGGTCAGCTCGGCAAGTCGGGCGCGCTCCTGCTCCAGGGCCTGCTGGGCGCTGGTGTAAAGTTGCTCGTACTCACCGTTGGCGCGCTGCGATTCTTCCTGAATGCGGCGCTGCTCGGCCTCTGCCGCATCGCGCTTGCGCTTCTCCTCCTTTTTCTCGGTGAGCAGCGTTTGCACTTGGTTGCGCAGGCCTTCAAGGTCACCACCACCAGATGGCAGCCCCTCTACGTCCAGCACATACTGGTCGCCCTGCGCCTTGTACAGCGCCTGCAGAGCGGGTTCGAGTGCGTCGAATGCTGCCTTGTCGATCTGATATTTCATTTCATCCCCCGGATGATTTGCCGTTGGCTCAGCCGCAGGCGTAAAAAAACCGGCTCAGGGCCGGTCGGTTGTGATTCAGAGTCCTGCAAGCTTGAATGCGGCGGGTTGCCTTTCCCTCAGTTGGTCGAGGGTCAGAGTCTTGCCGTTGTCACCGACGAAGCGATCCAGCGTCAGCTTGCCCTTTGTGAACAGGGCGTACCGGCTCGGGCCGAGCACTTCGCGCTGGAAGCTGGCCGGCTGCCGTGCAAGCCATTCCTGATAGGTCGTGTTGCTGCGCACTGGCTTGGCGCCGTCCGGGCCTACTGAGGGCCTTGTAGAACCCGGTATCTCACGCCGGTATTCGGCCTTGAGCCATGGAATCTCAGAGGTTCGGCAGTTCCAGTGGAATGGCGGCGACGGAGCCGAGAGCGGCACCACCGTTCCATCCAGCGCACGGCAGACCGGAGACGTCCGGCCGTCCAGCGTGGCGATTCGCTTCTTGCCTTCGAGAATGTCGTCATTCGCCTTGAGTGTTTCCATGCGAGCCGTGGCGGCGACATGGTTGGTCACGGTTCGAACGAGTGCTGTTGCCTGATCCCGCTGCAGCTGGTGCAGGCCGGATAGGCGTCGGCTGATCTGAGGCGTTGTCTCGCCGAGCGCGGCCCCGATCTGGATTTCTCCGATGATCTCGGCAGCCTTCTTGGTACCGAACTGGTCAAGCGCGCCGCTGATGCTGATCTTCTGCACATTTGGGCGGGCTTCCAGCTTCATCGGCTCGGACAGGGCAGCAGCCTTGATCATCTGCGGCGAAGGTGTATTGAGCTGCACCACGGGCCGTACCACCTGACCCATCAGCTCAATGCTGAATTTCGACTCGACGACCGACAGTTCGCGCAAATCCAGCTGGATCTGGCCCTTCATTGATCCGTAAACAGCCGTCAGATCGTTTTGCAGAGCTTTGATCTGCTGCTCGTACCTTCGCGTGCTGTATGCGCTCAACCCTTCTGATATGCGCTCCTGCGCAGCCTTGATCGCGGTGTCGATGAACTTCGCGGCCTTCTTGGCGTTACCCAGCGCCAGCAGTTCGAGGTAGATCTGATGCCTGGTAGTCTCGTCTTCGAGATATCCCTCACTGCTCATCGTCTACCTCGGCTGGCTGAGTCTCCTCTTCTTCAGGCTCGCTGCCCAAGACAGGCGCCTCACCTTCCCGGTCCTCATCGATATCCTCGTCCGTGCGATCGGCCTCGATGACCGCGCCCTTGCGCAGGTTCGTGCGCAGGTCCTTCTTGGCGATGATGCCCTGTTGCCACAACTGGACCTGAGCCAGGATGGCCTGAGCGTCCATTGCCTGCTCGAAGAACTCCTGATTGAGCCAGAACACTGTCCCGTTCTCGTCCACAGCGTCCATCATGAAGCGCTGAGCGTCGAACAGAGCCAGGCGCACAGCCTCGGACACGTTGCCCGCGATGGTGCCCAGCACCGAGTTGTCGGAGGTGTAGCGGATCCGCACAGCCTCAGCCGTCTCAGCGCTACCGCCCTGCTGGACGATCCGTGCGCCGATCATGAGCATCTGCTCTTCTTTGTCCTTCATCAGCTCGCGGGCCAGCTGCGTTTCGTTGGCCTGCAGCATCACTGCAGAACCAGCCTTGCCCAGCATGTAACCTCGGCGCGAGCCGATGTGCATGCCGTTCGGGTTCAGCTTTGCGAAGTCATCAACCGGCATGTCGCTGGTGATGAACAGCGTCGGCTGCGAGGCGATGAAACCTGACTCTTCCACCGTGGCACTGTTGCCGTAGTGGAGAATGTTCACCTCGGCCAGGTCTTCAAGCGGAGCCTTGTCGATGCTCGCGTCGTTGTTCTGAGAGCCGATGAAGTGGAACGGGATATGGTCAAAGGTCTTGCCGGCCTTGTCGGTCGGAATGCTTTCCTCACCCTCAAGCTGGTCTTCGCGGTACAGGCGCTGCACATACTGGCCGCCAATCAGCATCAGCGCCCGGTATTGATCGACCGCTGTGAACTCGAAACCGTCCTCGGTCACCTCGTTGACCAGCTCATGCAGCACGACCAGCGTCAGCCGCTTAACACCGTCGATGACGTCTTCGCGCCAGTTGACGATTCTCTCGGCCGGGTAGAAGTGAATGAACGCCTTCCTGCCGCCTTCCTGAGCCTTTGTCAGCGAAACCTGACCCTCTGGCACTTGGACCTTTGGAAAGTCCACCAGCAGGCCGGCGCGGCCCGTGTCGAGGCATTCCCCTGTCAGCTCTTTGCTCATCTGCTCAAGGCTCGCCCCGTCGCCGGATACGTTCTCCAGTAGGTACTGGATGGCGGATGGCAGTTCGACCTCGGCAGTCTTGCGGAAAACCGCGCCGAGAAGGCCCGTGCGGGTGCGTCCGACCACGTTCAGGAACATGGCGCGTTTCTTCAGTTGCTCATACCGAGCCAAGTTCTCCTCGGATCGGTTGAGCGGGTCAGGCATCGGCAGATATTCGTTGTACTTGCGGACCTCACGCGGCCCCGCCACGCAGCGCTTGACCAGCTGCCAGCCGGGCAAGGCCTCCGTGTATTCAGCCCGGACGGCACTGTAGTTCGGCATGCGTTGAGCCTCAGAATGTGAAAGTAACGGGGATGTGGGTCATGGTGACGCGCTTGGTCTTGGCGACAGCGAAGTATCGGAAGGCGTCAGCAGCGTGGGATGACCAGTCGTGGAGCGGCTTGTCTTTCCAGCAGCCCTTCTTGTCGTCCCACTCTTTGCGGTAGTTCTCCAGCGCGGTGATTCCCTCTTCGCATTTGGCCTCGTCGAAAGCGCAGCGCGGCAGGATCTCGCGCGCCTGCTCGATGCCCTCGTCGATGCTGAGCTTTGGCACCACCTGGAAGGTGATCGAATACCGCTGGCCGTCGATCTCGTAGCCCTCCCGGGCGATTTCCCGCCGAGTCTTGCCGTCGCTGCCGAACTCGCGGTTGTCGATGTCGTGCGGGCCCCAGTGCTCGCCGTAGCTGTAGCCACGGTCCTTGAGCACTTTCATGTAGTGCCGCAGGCCTTCGCCGCTGTTCTGGTAGAAGTCGATGACGTGGAATTCATCGCCGACGATCCGGACGAACCAGATGGCGGTGGAGTCGCCCACGCCGATATCCCAGAAGGTGTGAACGGGTTGATGGCTGTTGTCGTGCAGCACGCCGATGCGCTGTGCTGCGTAAAGCTTGGTGAACTGCTTGGCGTAGTACGCGCCTTCAATCGACTGCTGGAAGGCTTCGGCGGGGATCGACGGGTATTCCCGCTTCATGTCGTCGCCGAGCGTCTTCTCTTTGGCCGAGTACCAGGCGCGCTGGCCGGGGTTTGTGACGATCCCGTGCTTGGCCTGTAGCTCGTCGAAGTACTTGGTCAGCCGATCCGGGATGACCACATCAGTCGGGTCAAGCCAGTACAGCGCGTTGCGCCACCAGCTGAAGAAGAAGAACTTCCAGTCCAGCAGGCCCAGCGGAACGCCAGCCAGTTGCTGCTTCTCCGCGCTCTGCGAGTAATCGAAGAAATAGCCCGCCCTGCCCTCCGCCGTCGACTCGATGGTAACGAAGCAATCGGCGGCGACAGCCTCGAAGGCCCCGGTGACGATCTCTCGGGCCTTGTGAGGGAACTTGGCGCAGATCTTCCCGAACTCGGATACGTGCAGATACCGTAGAGTCCCGCCCCGGAAGGATGTGGACACATAGAGCGATCCGCCCTTGCTGAACACAAGCTCACCAGCAGCATCGTTAGAAGCAGGATTTGCAGCCCGTATCTCTTTGGGAAGGCTGTCATACGCATACTTGATCTTCTCGCGGAACAGGCGCTTGGCGTCGTTCAGGGTGTGAGCGATCAGCGCGCACTTGGCTGACTCGAACAGCGCGGCGTCCAGCTGCACGATGCAAACCAGTGTCGTGAACCCCAGCTGGCGAGCCTTCAAGATGATGTTGCGGGTATGCATGCCCTGGAAGTAGTCGATCTGCTCCTGCGTCATGCGGAAGCGGACTTTCTTCCCGTTCTTGTCGGTGATGAAGTACAGGTTGTTCAGGCGCCAGAACCGATCCTTGAGCAGCTTCATGTGCTCGGGCTTCATGTCAGGCGTCCTTCGATAGTTCGTCCATCAGCTTCGAGAGTTCGTCGGCGTCGTTGCCGCCCTGCTTGCTGTCGAGGTCATACGCCTGGCGCTCAAGGCTGATCAGCGTCTTCAACGTCTCGGCCATTTCCTTCATGGTCTTGGATCGGCCAGGCAGGTCGATGATCTTCTGGTAGAGGTCGTTGCGCTTATCCTGACCGTTGTCGTCTTCGGAGCGCAGCAGCTCGCCAAGCTCTTCGAACAGGTGACGGTTGTCAGTCAGCCCTTCCAGCTCGTCCAGCAGCTTGTTGGTCAGTCGCCGGCCGCGCGATATGTCGTTGCGGTGAGCCATGCGGATGTTCGCAATGACCTCTGCATTGACCTCGATGATCTCGCGTTCGGTATCCGCCTGTTTGCTGGATACCTCACTGGATACCGTTCGCTTGGATACCAGTGCATCGGCCTTAGCCTGAATCTTTGCCTTAAGGTTTCGCTCCCAGCCATCCCGCTTGGCGCGCTTGTTTATGGCGCCGTGGGTGATTCCTTGGGTTGAAGCGATTTCTCGGATGGAAAGCAATCCGGCCCGGTAGGCACGTTCAATCGCCTCCCAGTCGGGTTGCTTGGTTGTCATAAGGGTTCCAGTTCGTCTTCAGTGGAAAGCATGGTGTCAATCAGGCGCTGCTCACCCAGCCGCATGGCCGCAATGCATTGGAGGTCGTCACCCTTTGGCCCGAACCCGAACACACCGACCTGACCGCCGCTGCCGATCATGGAGACTACGCCGACATCACAAGGAGGCAGCTCACCTGCTTCAAGCTGGTCAGCGATCTTGCGTAGCGTCTTCACAGGATCTCGCCACCCTTCCCGCGCAAACTCAACGACTTTCATGTTCTCTCCAGCCATTCTTCAATGATCCGCTGCAGCACAGGCTCAGTCAGGATGCTGGATGGCTTGTCGCCTTTGATGATCGAGCCAATCAGAGCATGCGGGATGACATGCACTCCGTCTGAGGCCTGAACGCAAACATGCGGTCGCTCATCCTCGATGTAGTGGATAGTCGCGCTCATGGCGTCCTCAGTCTGCGGCATTGATCATGCGGGCGGTCTGTTCGAGCGCGTAGCCGTGCAGCATGCCTACGAGCATCCCCTGAGGGATACCGGCCTTGACCGCTTTGTTGATCGCTTCGACGATCGCAGCGTCCGCTTCTCGGATTACCTTAACAGTCTCATTACTCAGCGGCAGCGCGTTTCGGAGATTGGTTACTTTGCTCATGGGCTTACTCAACTGTGCACTGCGGCCAGATCGACCGGGCGAATGCGAGAGCGCCCTCATGGTCGAGGGCGCATTCAAGCAGAATCATGGGGAATGGCTTGTAGCCTGGGGTGGTCACGGTCCAGTTCTTTTTCACTTCGAGCCGTGTAGGCGCTGTTTAAGCTCGTAACCCATCAGCGGCCAGATCTTTTGCTCGGCGTTCTGCCGGGCGATCTTACGACCGATCTCGGCGTCGAAGTTCTCCGGGCTGGCACATGCCGACTCACCGGTGACCGTGAAGCCATTCTTGAGCCTCAGCACGCAGAAGGTCAGCAGCGCCAGTTCGCCATGCGCACCAGTGAGACGGGTCAATTCGTCCTGCCGGGCAAAGGCCGCCTGAACGCCATCAGCAGCTGTGAAGTAGTACTCGCCGTCGATGTTGGCCTGTAAGTCGGCTGGCGTAACGCGCGGCGCGGTCTTGCCTTTTGCCTGGATCTCTTGCTCGATTGCTTGGTCGTTCATGATCTTCTCCAGAATGCAAAAGCCCCGGTATAGGCCAGGGCTGGTAATGTTCGCGCCACGAAGTGGCGATGTTTGTTTTGTGGCGCCTACCGAATCAGATCGGTGAACCGGCGCGGCAGCATGCGGGCAACGTTGCCCCGGGCGTACACGACGAAGAACAGGACGCCGAGCATGACGAGCGTCAGCGGCGGCTGGACTACGGCGGAGAACTGGTTGAAGTTCACGGCGACCCGGTAGGCCTCGGCAGCGTTCGCACCGGCGAAGGCGGCAGCGATGGCCCCGATCAGCTTGCGGTGCTTCGTGCCACCGCTTTGATACCCGGCCACGACCAGAAATATCAGCAAGTGGCAGGTGCCACGTGTTCCGAGCAGTACGTCAGGGATGACGCTATCAAGCCAGATGGCGACAGCGTTGATCCATTGGTGGAATTCATTCATCGCGCTTTCCTCGTTTGAGGAAGGCCGGCAGGAAACCCTTTGCGAAGGTTGCGAACCAGTCTACCCAGTCAGGACGCGGCCCGCCGTCTGCCCAGCGCTTCAGTGACCCGAACACCCAGGACGCAAGCGCGGATGCAACACAAGCCAGGAAAGCGGCCGCCCCATTGTAGGACAGCAGGTTGAGCATCATGATCCCGAAGATGTAGCCGATGATGCAGGAACCGAGTGCGTAGAAGACGCGGGTGCTCCACGGCAGCGCTGCAGATGCGCCCAGGAAAAAGCAGCATCCGCCAATCGCGGCCAGTGCCATGCCGTGGTCGAACGAGAACAGGTAAGCGAGCGTCACCCCACCCCCAGTAGCCACACCACTTACGAGTGCGGCAGGTATTGCTTCTGCGCTCATAAGCACTCCGTGTGGCGGTGGGTTGGGTTCGGGGTCACCATGATGCTGGGCTGTTCCATTCAAGCCCGGTCATGCGGGCGAACAAGGCGAAGGTGATCACGCTGACGCCTGCTGTCAGGCACAGGGTCAATACCCGCTCCGTCACCCGGTGGGTTTCCTCTCCGGTCCTTTTGAGGCCCTGAATAACCATCAGCACGCCGATGAACACATTGGCGCTGATGTCGCGGTTCATGGTGTAGCTCAGCACCGCCATGGCGAAGGCGAAGATGCTCCAGCAAAGGGAACGAGTCATCGTCTCTCCAGGTGCGAATGAGTCCCCGCGATTTGTGCATTGCCGAGGCAAGAGGCATGGGGGCATTTGGGAAATCGTGGGCAATAAAAAACCCGGCACGGTGGCCGGGTCCTTTTAAGTCCCTCTTAAACACGCAAGAAGGACAAGATAGGTGGAAATCTATGCCACTCTGCCACTACTCGTCAAGCGACGTTTTCAAAAAGAAGCCCTTCAGCGTCAAGAATCGTCTGAGCCTCGGTCAAAGCCTCATCAACCCGACGCCTCAGATCCTTGCAAATGGCCGACTTCCAGCGGTACTGGGTGCGCTCAGGCACAGGTTCATCGAGCCAGTTGTCCATGCAGTACCATCCGGCTGGCAGCACGTTGGTCGAACGCTTTCCATCCTGCCCCGGAAGCTTTGGCATGGCCCATGTCACTACCGCTGCGTGCCTGAAGCGCTCGGGCGCCGGTGACCGCACAGACTTGGCGATCAGCACAATCGCCGCATGCTTTCTCTCGGTGTGCGTGGAGTACTGCGCGACCAGCACGTTCCAGTGCTCATGGGCAAGCTGAGTGCGGAGCCTGGCGTGAACCATGCAGTCGGTCAGAAACGCCGCCTCCTTGCCGACGATCTCGCCTTTGAGCTTGGAAGCCTGAACCTTCGGCTCGAAGTCGCACCCACCCGCGCTGTTTATCGTCTCGGCCGCCAGGGCGCGCACTACTGCTGAAATTACGTTGCGATAGATCATGCCGCTTCCCCATGGACTGCTTGAATGCGAACGCGCACAGCGCCGCCCTTGATGGTTTCGTCACTCACCCGTATCTGAGTGGCAAAAAGGTTGTCATCGATCCCCAGCGCGTCAGCCAGGCCGTCACGACCCGACTTGAAGGCGGCGACGAGGTTGTCGTCATCGCGGCGGCGGCGATCCGGTGGCAGGAACTCCAGCGACAGGATTACCTGCCCTTCCGGTCTGGGTAGGCAGGCGCTCTTGGTCAGCACGAAGCACGCGGCGCGGTACCGCTTGGCCGCCCTGCTCTTCTTGCTCCAATGCCCGCGTGCGTTTGGGCTGCATTCGGCCGGTGGCCATGGCAATAGCAGGTCGGTCATGGCCACAAACTCCGGCGATGCCACAGCTTGAGAATGAAGCCTCGACCAAACTTCCCTTTAGGGAGGGCTGGTAGCTGCCAAGGTCTCATGCGGTCTATTCGGCGATTGATCAGTCGTTCGCGCGGGCTTTCCCACGTCCACGGGTAAGGGTTTGGATATCTCACGCTGCGATCACTCCTTCGCTGATCAGGGTGTCGTTTGTACGAATGACACCCTCGGCGTGGTACAGGCGCATTTCGTCACGCGCCATGTCGTATCGGGCGCGGCCGTCAATGCGGTCGTGACACCACGCGCAGCACCATGCGCCCTGCAGGTTGTTCGGCTTGATGCCCATGCCGCACGTACCCGCCAGCCGGTAATGCGCCAGAACAGTCGTTTCCGTGTCGTTCGGGCAGCCCGGCAGGCGGACCATGCAGTCCCGGCCGCGCGCCGCTTTGGTGAGCTTCGTCTGCTTACCCATCACATCTGCCCCCATTGGAATTGAAGGCATAGGTCAGGGTGCTGGTAGCACTGAGCCAGGAAGGTGGTGAGGCGTTCTGAATGCCGAATGAGGGCCTGTGCGAGAACAGTCATAGCGTGCACCCCGCATGAATTTCCCGCTTCGCTCTGACATAGACCGCATGGGCTTCCTCGGGAGTTTTGAATAACCCCAGATGCTTCTTTTTCCCCTCGTGATGTATCTGCGCTGTGAAACCGTACGCATGGGTCGCCACGCCCAGGAAGCCGGACGAATTGTCCGACCGGGCTTTTCGCAGGTTTTGAGTGTTGCACTGCTGATCCCCGTCGCGCAGGTTCGCGAACCTGTTGTTCGTGCGCACGCCATCTCGGTGATCGATGTTTCCTTCTGGGTCTTTTCCGGTCATGTACAGCCAAGCCAGCCGATGCGCAAAGTATCGAACGCCATCTATCGTGATCAGCAGGTAGCCATTGGGTTGAAGCGAGCCAACCTTCCGGCCAGGGAATCGCCCCTTCCGTCGCACCTTCCAAAAGAAATCACCAGTCTCAGGGTCGTAATCGATCTGCGACTTGAGGTATTCGTGGTCTGGTAGTTTGTTGGCACCCATTAGAACCGACCTCCCCATACATCCTGTGCGGACCACTTCACGCCCTGTTGCGAGCCAAACGCTTCAATCCAGGTGATAAGACTCGCGCACTGCTTGACACTCAATTTGGATGTGCGCTCAAAGATCATGTCGATACCGTGACCGTCCAGAGACGGTACGAGCATCGGTGACTCTCCTTCCTCCCTGAGCCATGCCGCCGTGCACAAACGCTTCCATACGGTCACTGAGAGCTTCTGGCCGTGCCAGGCGACCTGCTCCGATACCTGAGTCAGCAATTTGTGCAGCAAGCGGTTCTGGTCGCTACTGCGGTCCAGATCCTTGATGACGATCTTCTTGGGCTTCGAAAAGTCGGTGCCGAGCAGAACGCCACGCAGGCGGCTCAGGTCGTCCTTGTGCCTTACGATGACTTCAGTCATGGCTGAGCCTCCTCGGCATGGGGCTCGACCTGCACCTTCGTTCTGTTGGCAGAATGCCCAAAGACAATATCGACACAGACCTTCACGCAACCTTGGCAAATGGCGACGTCGAACCCTTGGATTAGCACGCCGTCCAGTTCGTGTTCGCCGCGAGCGCAGAAGGAGCAGTAAACGGTTTTTCGTGGCTGGTCACTCATGGCTGGCCTCCTTGCTCATGGCGGCGTCGACACGCGCATCCATGTCACTCTCATCAGGGATCAATGCGTAGCCAGAGCGCTTTACGTCCTGGCGGATGAACCGATACCGCTCAGCGTCACGCACAGCGGCGCGAATAGCGGGCAGTATCTCGCCCTCAAACACCTGTTGCGGTGTTGCGGGCCGCGCGCCCTTCACGCCTACCGCCTCAGCGATCTGATAAAACGCCGCCGCAAAGCCCGACAGCCTTTCGGTTGCAAGGGTCGCTTTGAGCTGTTCGTTTTCGGCCTTGAGCTGAGCCGCATACCGCTCAGCGACATCCCGCGCAAAATCGCCATAGACGCCGGCGCGGAGACCACCCATGCCGTATTCAGCCTCGACTTCGGACATGATCTTTTCGATGGTCATTGGGCGGACTCCTTGTTCTGTTCAGGCCAGCCGTCTGGGAGATAGGCTTTTAGAGCCTCACGCGCTTCATCAACCAAATACTCCACAGCGTTCGGGTGGCAAATTTCAGTGCTGCGCAGTTTCTTGGCCGCTAGTTCGGCGTCCTTACGCAGCGTCGCGTTCTCGACCTTGAGCTGGTCGCGCTCGGCCGCCAGCGAATCGCCCACCTGAGCAAACACCCGCAGATGCATCAGGTTTTTTTCAAGCTCGGCAAGCAGGGCCAACACCGTGGCAGGGTTGGCGGCGGCCATATAACGCGTGTCGAAGACTGTTTGCTCATTGAAGTCGTCAGCGACCCAGCCGTGCTTATGGCAAATTGCAGCCGAACCCTCAGCTTCGCGGCATTCCCAAGGGCCCGGCGTTGCAGCCTCAGCCAGCGCCTTCAAACGTGCTTTGTCGATGGTCATGGCTGCATCTCCCTGCCGCGCAGCTCACCGCGCTTGATGTTCAATTTGGAAAGCAATTGCATCCGCGCGGCTTGGCCGTCTGCGGGTATGCCCTGCTCGATGATTCGCGCCTGAGCGCTATGTACGCGGATGCTCATGCGTGGCCACCTTTCATTGAGCTCATCATTGATCGTGCGGAAGGCTTGCGCTCTTTCTGGGCGGGTGCCGGGCGCTCTTCATAAGAGCCCTGAGCTGCGTTGACGAACCGGGCGTACTCTCCCTGGAACTGCAAGACGCAGAAATTCGGTGCCGCGTGGCGGACCTTCACCACGTCGACTTCGGTCAGGCCGTTCTGCCCACGCTCCGAGTCCATGTCGCGATGCGCCATGATGATCACGTCGGCGTCCTGCTCGATCTCGCCGGAGTCGCGCAGGTCGCTCATCTTCGGCTTGGGATCAGCGCGGTTCTCGATGCCACGGTTCAGCTGGGCCAGCACCACGACCGGGATGCCCAGTTCCTTGGCGAGAGCCTTGAAGCCTCGGGTGTACGAACCGAGCTCAAGGTTGCGGTTTTGGAGTTTGCTGGCCGGGTCGGTGGCGATCAGGCTCAGGTAGTCCACGACGATAATGTCGAGGGGTTTAGCGCGGTGCTGAAAGCGGGCGATGCTGCAGATGCGGGCAAACGTCAGCGCGCCTTTGTCGCAGATGCGGATGTCAGCCTGCGAGAGTTTGGCGACGGCGGCGTATATCTTGGCCGAGGCCTCCTCGTTGAGAACAGCCTCCCCGGACTCGATCCAGTTCTGGCTGACGCCCGACTCGGCAGCCAACGAACGCTTGGCCAGCTCCTTCGTTGGCATTTCCAGCGAGAAAACTAGAGACGCGCCGCCCTTCTTGGCTACGCGGTCAGCTATACCGGTGCCCAATACAGTTTTACCGGTACCTGGGCGGCCAGCGATGATTGCGAGGTTGCCGGGGCGCAGGCATTTCACGATATTGTCCAGCTCAGCCAGGCCGAAGTCCTGACCCATGAACTGCTTTCCATCAAGCCGATCCTGCATGTCCTCGAACACCGGGCCCAGGGCGGACTTCATCGTGGTCACGTCCGGTGTATCGTCGTGCGCGTCCAGCTCCATGACCATCGCCTGGGCCTGGGAAATCTGGTCAGCAAGGCTCCCGGCAGTCATGGACAGATCCATCAACGCCTGACCCGCCTCGTACAGCTTGCGGGCTTTGGCACGCTCCGAGACGATCTTCGCGTAGTGCTTCCCACTGGCAGCGCTCGGCACCTTGCTCATCACCTCGGCCGCATAAGCCATGGTGCTGTCGCCGCTTGGCAGCTCAGAGCGGATTTCCGAAAGCGTGATGGGGTCAGGACGGACCTTTTTGGCGTGGCTGGCCAGGATCAGAGCGTACAGAGCGCCGTTGTCTTCGTGGCTGAAATCAGCGAAGTCCAAGTAAGCGCCGATGTCTTCGCACTGCTCGGGCTTGTGCATCAGGGCACCGAGAACACCGTGCTCGGCTTCCATCGCGATGAGGGGACGTTCAGCGTTCAGGCTGGCGTGCATGTTCATTCGCCCTCCAGTACGCGCAGGGCGTTTTCTTCGCGGGTCACAAACTCAAGGCTCGCTCTCCAACCGCGTGCGTTCTCACCACACCAGTGCCTGTCTTGCAGGCAGTCGTTGAAGAAGCCTTCCCAGAACTCGGAGGTGCGGAACGGGAATTCGCCGTCCAGCTTCAGGTTCCAGAGTTTGCGGATGTTCGCCTTGCGCTTGTCGTTCAGGGCAATGCAGCCCTTGAACTTGCCGCCGCAGACCCGGTTGTACAGATCCATGATCTTGGCGAAGGGAATGCGTTCGGCTTTGCTGGCCTCGGGTTGGTCAGGGGTGGTGTTGTCCGCCTGTTCGGCTTCCGGCTGTTCCATCGCATCGGTCGAAGCGACAGCGGCGACAACTGCGTTAGCAGTAGTTTTTGTATTTCTGTCTTTATTGTGTGGTGGAAACGCCACTAAGGACGTGGTGGAAACGCCACACTGTGGTTCTTTTTTCTTGTCGGATTTGCGCACGTTTTTGGCATCGATTTTCCACTCAGACACAGGGGAAATTCCGATTGGCGCCTTGCTTCCACCGTCGCGATAAATGACCCGCTGACGCAGCAGTTCGCCAATGATGCGCGAAACGTCTTCACGATGAATATTCGCCATCTCGGCAATGTAGGAAGCCGCTATACGTGCGCTAGAGACGTTGTAGCCAGCGGTCTGGCGATGGATAGCCAAAGCTACGCGCAACTCCCTACCGGAGAGGTCAGCGCGTATCAAGGCCCCATAAAGCTCGTTATCCATCCGGGTAAATCCTCCCGGGCTACGCTCATGAAGTTGGTGAACGTTGCTCATTCTGATTTCTCCATGGCGCACACTAGAGCCATCAAGTGATTGACGGGTTGCTTGGTCGGAAGAACTTCAAGCAGGGCGTTACGCATGCCGCTTATGGCGGCGGTAAGCCAGTGTGTGTACGCCAGGCGCGCCGAGGTCCTAACCACGCCCTGATCGCTCCAGAGGCGGATCCCTGAGAACTGAGCCGCATTCAGCAAGGCCTTAATCTTCTCGTCTTGACTTTGGGCTAGGTAAAACGTCTGCATCAGCTCCAAAGAGTGCGAATGCTCTTTCCCCGCCGGTGTTTCACATAGGTGATCGGAGAGCGCATTGAACACCTCGCGGATCTCGCGGTAATCAGCGCTGAAGAATTCGCGGGACTTGTTGAGCCGGGCGCCTGCGAAAATATCGTGCAGCTCGCGCTCGACTGACAATGCGTTATGAACCTCACCGAAACAGAGGAGATCAAAAGGCTTTGGCGCACTGGTCGAACTAGACAGCTCGAAACAACGCTGACTCGGGGCGCGGTCGGTCATGCCGATCTTGTAGATGCCCGGCATACATTCGTTACCCAGGCAGTAGATAAACCCGTAGTTCATGCCGCACCCCCGGCGAGTGAGGCCTTGAGGTGATCCATGCACTCGCGCTGGAACTCGCCCTTGGCTTTGCGGGTGTACTGAAAGGTGATCATTCTGGCGGCTTGCATAGCGGCCGACTGATGAAACGATTTCGTGTGCTCCACGATTTCTAAGCTCGCGTTTTGTGGCGCGGGCTGGGTGTTGTGTGGATCAGATGTTTTGTGCATAATCAGCTCCGTACTTGCTGTTGAAAGAGCCGACCTCGACCGTCGGCTTTTTTGTGTCTGGAATTCGATGCTTATCGTTTTCGGAACGCTTGAATCGTCCCGCTCATAGCCCTTGGCCTTGTCCGTCTGGTCAGCTCCTGCTGAATTCCCAGCTTTGCCAGCTCCGCCGGAGTCATCCCGCGCTTCGCCGCCTCCGCCTCCAGCAACTTCAACTCTTCCGGATCAAGTAGTTCGCCAAGCTCCATGCCTTTTTCTTCCGGCATACAGCCTCCAGTCCCTGCGGGGTCCCTGCTGGGTCCCTACTGTTTTGCTTTAGGCAGCGCGGTCGTCGCGGATAGAATTGCCAACAAGATCAAGCAGCCAAGACTTCAGAACTTCACGAGCCAGGACAGCTTTCTTGGTGCCGTGAATCTGCGCGGCGTAGTCCAAGAGCCCTTCGTACTTGTCGTCGAGCAGGACCTTGATCTGATTTACGTGCTTCTCATTTGGGCGTGGTTCTTCGGGCATAGCGGCGTTGCTCCTGGGGTGGTTGATGGGTGTTATGCAGCTGATTTCTGTGATGGGAACGGCCGCAGCTCTTCAGCCGACAGCGATCCATCTTCATTGCGGGTCACGAAGACATCGCGACCTACGCGGATAGCCTTGCTCAGCGCGCCTTGCGTGCAGCCGAGCATCTGAGCCGCCTTCGTATGGCCGTGCTCTTTAGCGAAATCTGAAAGCGGGATACGGCGCATGGCGTCGTCCTCAACGTAATTAAACGCTGCCAGTATGACCGCCGGTATTGTTGTTAGTCAATACCGGCGATATTGGCTGTGCGAATACCGCAGGTAATATCATCCGCGCATGAAAAAAGACTCCCGCAGACTCCCGTTAACAGATTGGCAAATTGCTGATAGCGACCGGCTAAAGGCGCTTTACCAGGCGAAGCGCGCCGATCTGAAGCTTACTCAGGATAAAATGGCTGAAGGCCTTGGTGCGGGCGTTACCCAGGGTGCCGTGAGTCACTTCATGAATCGCCGCACCGCCCTGAGTCTTAAGGCAGTGGCTGTATTCGCGAAGCTGCTTGAGGTGCCGGTATCGGATATCAGTCCGACCCTTGCAAAGCAGATGGTAGAAATGGGCATCATCACGCCGCCTCAAGAGGTGGCTGGTCAGAATGCCCCGGCGGCCAACACGCCTCTTCCTGACGGCGATGAGACCGATCTTGAGCACCTGTACGCATTTGTCCCTCAGCTCACTGCCAAAGCGGCTGCTGGTCTCGGCCATGACAACCCGCACGTCGAGAGCAGATCAACTCTGGCGTTCAAGCGCGAGTGGCTGCGGTATCGCGGCGCCAATCCAAAAAACCTGATGGTCATCTACGCGGATGGCGACAGCATGTGGCCGACGATCAGCCATCAGGACGTGCTCCTGGTGGATAAATCGCGAGTTGAGCCGATAGATAGGCAAGTGTTTGTTCTGGCGAGCGCAGAGGGCGCGATCGTGAAGCGGCTGGTTCAGGGCGCCTTGGGCGGCTGGGTCATCCGCAGCGACAACGAGGACAAGGAAGAGCACCCGGATCGGCTGCTGTTGCGCAGTGACGTGAACGAGCACCGAATCATCGGCCAGGTCATCTGGCGCGGTGGTGACCTGTGACTTATTCGTGCTTTAGTTAGGCTTGAATCAGCCTCAAAGCGCCCCGATTGATAAACATGCATTGCCCAGAGTCGGTTATGGAAGAGAGCGAGCAATCAGTAACATTTAAAAAGGACGAATTTCAGGTCGCTTATGAGCAATTTGTAAGGTTTCTGGACGGCGTAAAAATGTCCATGATCTGCCCGAATTGCGGCACTGAAGGTAACTGGACTCTATTCACAGGGTCTTCTAATGAAGGAGACGCTGAGTACCTAACTGCTTACAAAATGCCTATCGCAGGAACTACGTTTTATCGAGTTCATTTTTCGATGAGCTGCGGGAATTGCGGCGGACTTCGCTCGATTTATGCACGTCGCGTACTGGACTGGCTCGAGGCTAACCCGGAGCTTCCCGAATGAAGGACCATGGCTGGAGTGATAATATCAAGCCGATCCGGGACAGCATCCCTTTTGGTGGTCAGCCGATAACCACTGACGAAACGGCTAAACCGGTAGATACTGCCATCATGACTGATAACGCCCGCACCGATATTGACGTAATTCTATCCGCCATTGACGATAGGATGGACAAACGCATTGATCGCATGAACGGCGAGCTGCAGCGCGAAATGCGGCTGCGCGAGCGATCAGCGCGCAGAGAGGCTATGGCGCATAACGCTACCCTAAAGGCTCACATTGAATCCAATGACCGTGCCGTGGCTAGCACCTTGGCCGCACTAGAGCGAACCGAAAAGGAGTTTGGCACCGTCAAACAGGCCAACAAAGAGCAGCGTTACTGGATGGCAGGTATAGGAGTGGCCATTGTGCTCGGAATTATGGGTGCAAACGCTACGATATTCGGCGGCGGCAAAACGTTTTTTGATGGTGGCAAGGATGCGGTCAACAATCAGTTGAGGGTTGAGGCGCTGATCCAAGAGTCAAAAGCGCAGGCCGAGGCCAATCGGTTGCTCCTTGAAGAAATACGGAGAAGCCAACCTCAATCTGGACGGTCAATCTCAACGCCATAGCGAAGAGCCCGCCTAGCGCGGGCTTTTTTGTACTCGCTCGCCAAAAGAGAACATTTGTACTCCTCCACCTTGCCATTACTCAGCCTCCTCCGTACTGTATGAGCATACAGTGGTAGAATGGAGTGCATCATGGCAAGGCAGAAGTCCCAAGCAGCGAAGGAACCCTCTTCCTACGAGCTGCTGGGTATCCGCATTCAGCGGAGCATTAACAGTCCCAAGGCCCAGGCATCGAAGTCGGCCATCCTTGAACGAAGCCCGAACGACTCGCCAGAAGACTGGGATCGCTTACTGGAAGAGATCGCAGAGAACGAGAATGTGACCATCGCACACCGCGACGACGGGCACGTGCAGCTCTTCTGGACGGTTCCCAAGCTCGACTAATTCCCCTCCCCCTAAGCCCGCCGCTGAGCGGGCTTTTTATCGCCCTGGGAAAATAATATGACCGGAGGTATTGACCGCCCACAATACCGGCGGTATTGTTCACCCATCGAAACGAAACAGCCCCTCAACAGGGCCTCCGGATCGAACCGCTCTTTACACAATCTGGAATCTTCGCGGATCGATCCCCGGCAACGGGCACAGCGCGAAACACAAATCTCGATCCCCATGCCAGCTCTGGAACTGGATATCGCGAAGTGAACCTTCGCCTGCTCAATGTCATGACGAGCGCCAGTCAGCCAGGAACACAGGGCTGGCCGCGCAAGACGGACTTAGGGTTGCGTTCCAAACCGCCTCCCTGAAAGGCCCAGCTAAAAGGGCATCTATAGGCGCTTGGAGTGATAGCAAACAGATTTCCTCGATGACCTTGGCAACAGGGTCATCCGGAAAATCAACCGCCCCGGAGGGCAAGACGATGGCCTGGATACTCAACAGCGCCAACAAGCCGGTAGAAGCCGCAATTGGCAGCCCTGAACAGGTCGCCACCAAGGGGGATTGGTTCCTCACTTACGAACTGGCATTGCAAGCCCAGCGCCAACGCTGCAAGCACGAAACGAAGCTGGGCCATAGCGGCACGGGCCGGATCTTCTGCGCCGATTGCCGCAAGCCATTCAACTGAACAACCAGCGCCACGTCAGCCTGACGTTAACTGCCCGATCCTCTCAATGAGAGCGCATCGGGGTGTGATTGGAGCGTGCCCAAGCGGGCTGCAGCGCTAGGATCGCAAAGCCCCGTAAAAGTCCTGAGCCGGTACAAGTACAACGGCCAATACCAGAAACGCGGCGGGAAACAAGCAGGGGTAGCGCCCTGGTGTTTCGATCACACCCCGATGCGGAAGACTTCTGCACCGCGCAATGCGGCCCCCTGCATCCCCCTACCCCAAACATCACGACCGCATCGGCAGGTGCCAGGCCAGCGCTATTCACGCTGGGTTTGGTCACCCGCGCCTGGCATCTGGCCAATGCGGTTTACCACGCCCTGGAGGCGACCATGAACGCAGCACTACGCATTGCCCAGCTTGAGTATGACAACCGCCTCCCGGTCGACCTGTGCGACGCGGCGGAACAGCAGTGGATTGAGAATGGCATTTACACGCTTGTCGAGCTGCGCGCGGACGTGAGTTTCAAGCGCCGCCTGCACCCGAAACAGGGCGTCACCTTCGAGCAGTTCGCAGAGGCTGTGGACGAGCACGTCATGCAGCAGCTCAGCGGCTCGGGTATGAGCGCGTCTGTGCTGGGCCGACTGATCATGGCTGCGAAGTTCGGCTCGCCCTCTGAGGCCGCTACTGCGGCAAATGAGGCCCTGAACAGTCCCTATCCAGACGAGGCGCTGCGCCAGATCGCGGTTCGCCTGCTCAAGCCGCTGGCCCGCGACGGGCTGATTGCGCAGGCAGAGGACGCGGAACTGTGAGCGTCCAGCCTGCACACGCATACATCAATCTGGAGATTGCGCGCATCGCCAAATCTCCAACGCCGGGTCCTGATCAATCCTTCGTAACCGGGATGATCGAAATGGCGTTCTTTCTGGATCAGATCACCTTCGAGCAAGTCCAGCACCTCAAGCAGGCGCTGGAGACGAAGGTCGGCAATCGTGTTGAACAGTTGAGGGCAGCAGCATGACAACCCCCGTCGTCAAATCCCTGATTGATGAGCAGCTGGAAGAGTTGCCGTCAGATCGCATCATTCTGGCCTTCACCCATCACACTCTGACCGGCGCCATGTCTCAGGCCTACGACGCCGGGATCGAGAATGTTCATGCCTGGAGCAAGCGGGCGTGCCTATGCGGTGAATGGACCGTGGCTTATGAGGTGCGGGCATGAATCGCGCGAGCCCAGTCGATCTGAGAAAGGCGATCGACGCTGCGAACACTTACGTCAAAGCCGGTTTGCTGTTCGTGCCGATGCCTGTTTTGAGCGGCGACGACTATCTGAAGCTGGTCGAAGAGTCGCAGCAGCGGCTGGAGACGCTTTGCCAGCAAGCGGAGGGCCAGTCGTGAGCTACCAGCGCGCCAAGCGCGTCTACATGCTGCGCGGATCGGCCATCGCAATATCCGTTGCAACCTTCCTAATGATGCTGGGCGCACTGGCCGGGCACATCACTCAGTAACCCCTTCCTTTCTTTCGCAGCGCCCCGGCAACGGCATGGCGCGGGAGTAATCATGTCTGAACAAAAGCACACCCCTGGACCATGGACGGCAAGACATGTCGGCGGCGTGGGGTTCCCAGGCCAGACAGGGTTCGCCATTGACTTCAACGCGGATCAGGAACAGGTCGTTGATTTCGTCTACGAAGAACCCGACGCCCATCTGATCGCTGCAGCACCTGATCTTCTTGCCGCACTTAAATATGCCCTCGACACATTGGCGCATTGCTCTGCGGACAAGGGTTTCCACTCAATGCAGGCCAAAGCAGCTCGCATTGCGAATGCGGCAATCGAAAAGGCAGAGGGCAGGTCATGAGCACCGAATCAAAAACCCACTTCAAGAAGGCGTTCAACAGCCCCTACTTGAGCAGCGCCGATATCGTCGGTCACATGACCTTCACGATCTCGCATGTGAAGCTGGAGCAGGATCGCACCAAGAAGACCAAGGACCTGTTCAACACGGCCTACTTCGTCGAGCGCGACATTCGCCCGGGTGAAAAGCTTAAGCCGATGATCCTGAACGTCACCAACAGTAAGACGCTCAAGGCCCTGACCGGGTCGCCGTTCATTGAGGACTGGCAGGGCGTGCGAATCACCATCTACGTTGACTCGAATGTGAAGTTCGGTCGCGAGGTGATGGAAGGTCTGCGCATCAGTCCGAAGGCTCCGGTCGTTGCGTACTTGACGCCGGACAACCAGAAAGGCTGGAGCAATGCCAAAGCCGCGTACCGGCGAGACGGCAACCTCGACGCCGTTCTGTCCCGCGTATCCATCAGCGACGAACACCAGCAACAACTGATTCAGGAGTGCGCCAATGACTCGGCAGTGGCATGACGTTGAGCAAAAC